AGTTTTTACCTCCAAATATAATTACTTCTACTTCCTTTAGGTTTAGCAACCCTGAAGTGTGTGAGAACCCTGTATTTACTGCTACTTTTTGTGGTGTTTTATAATTCAATACACACTGATATAAATGGTCTCCAGTATTAGTATTATTATTTATCGCTGCATACGCTCCAACATATTTATTAGTACTCATATCTTCTGTAAAGTATATCTCAAACCTACCAGTAGCTATTCTTACAACATCAATAACATTAAAACTACTTCTAATAGTAGGTGGTGTTGTTGTACCATCAAAGCTAACCCATGCTGTACAAGCATTTTTACCTACAAACTTACCTTTAGTTTCTATATCACCACTAGCTGTCAAATTATCCATCATATTGACTGGAATAGCTTTCTCATTTACCATCTCGTATTGAGGTGTTTCAGACACTACCATATATGGGTATCTTGATATGAATGATACTGGTGTAGCTAGTGGTGTATCAAGTGTTGCTTCTTTTTTGAATACTGATACGTTATCGAAATTTGTAGTGTATCCCACTGCAGTAGTTACTAACGATATAAAAGTAGTAGTTGTAGTAGCGGTAAAGACTCCTGAAACATCTTTAGTTTCAGCTGTATTTGTAGCTGTAAACTCTAGAACATTTGAATAATCACCACCTTCCGTACCTATAAATAGTTGACATTGCCCGCTAGTTGTGCCTTTTAATCTCGCTATATAACAATATGTTTCTCCAATAATAGTTGCGATGCCCTGAACTGCATAACCATTTACCGTTGTAGCTGTAACTTGTAGCCCACCACTAGCTTGAGTAATTGAACTGTTATTAGTACTCCACCCACTTACATCTGTATCAAAAGTACCATTAACAACTAACTCTCCCCCAACAGTCTCATAATGCTTACCACTCTCAACATCAAACACTAGTCTATTATCATCAGCACTCTCTTTATCATATAATCCTACTGAATAGCCATCATAAGCTTTCAATGCTCCAGTCCCATATTCTCTAGCTAGATACTTCTTACCATCACTTACACCAGTTAAATCAAATGATTGTACACCTGATACCGCTTCACTTGTCTTATTAAATGAACCATCTAAGTTCTTACCATCTGTGTAGATATACCCTCCATCTGTAACTAATAAGTTATTATCATCTGTAACGAATGGGAATATGATATCCTCTGTTCCATTAACTCTATTATCTGCAGTGATTGTTTTTTCTATATCAACAGTATTTAACTCTATAACCTTAGTGTTCCCTCTTTGATAATCTATTCTATTCCAATCACCAGTCGTAGAGTAATTCTTATCAGTTAATAATGATGTGTTTCTATTTATATCAAACTCTTCTATTGTGATTTTTGAACCATTATCTGTGAGCTTCTTATATTCACTATTACCAAAGAAGTAATCTACATATACACCACCTAATTGGTTTACAATAGTGTTTCCACCTATAAATGTAAATGCAGTACTTGTAGGAGATGTGCTATCCCAAAAATCAACAATATCTAAAGCTCCGTAAGTACTATAAACACTATGTAATTGAAGATATTTAGAATTATCACCATAATATATTGGTCCTATAGTTGTACTATCTAACCTCTTAGTTTCTTGATAATCAACTTTAAAAGGTCTATCTGCATTAACTATACTATCGCTACCTAATCTATAAGCCATACCCATTTTAGTTATTGGATTCCATGCTACTACTTGTAGATTACCATTAACTAGAGATGCTATGATGTGTGTGTATACTTCTATATGAAGAACATATTTTTCATTTAATGTATTGACAGTTACATCAGTTCCTATAGTAATACCAGTAGTAGAAACATCTGTAATTCTATTAACATTAGTTTCTTCTGCTCCATTTGTATTAGTATGTAGGTAACTATCTATACCTATTAATGAGTCTGTATTTTGATGACTATCAGTTGCATCTCTGTTCTTGATATCAAACTTACCAGCATATTTATTTACTGGTAGAGCTAATACAATAGGTGTTGTTAAATCTTGAGCAATACCAGCATCATTTCTAAATACTTCATTACCATACCCACCACTTCTATCTAACCAATAACCACTACCATTAAATGCTACTGTAAAGTCAATAAAACCTACACCTAAGTCCAATGGATTACTTACACCAGTACCTATATATAAATATGTTAAACTACCTTTAGTAGGTATTATATTGTCTATAGCAACCGTACCTGTACATATACTACAAGCTATTGTACTTAAAGAACTACCAAAATCTAACCCATCTTCAGTATTATTAACTCTAGGATATTTACCAGCTTGACCTTGGTAACTATTTGGTGTATCTAGTAATTCTGTAAATTTACTAGTTGTTGTTAAGTCATAACTTGCACTACTAGCTAAATTTGAAGACCAATTATTCAATGTAATACCAGTCCCATTACACTGAATAGTAAAGTAAATATCCAAAGGTTGTGATGGTATACCATTCTTACCAACTGTTAATAACTTATTAGTATGTATTGTTTCTGTTGATCCATTATTACTATCAACTGTAACACTTCGCTCATAAATTAAACTATCATCAGAGAGTTTTCTACCTCTAACTGTAATTAATCTAGCTTGATTTGTACCTATAGCAAATTCCATATCAGTTTTATAGTTAAAACTAGCATTTAATTTTAATAATTGATTATTTGTAACATCATCTAATGTCATAACATCTGTATCAGTAGAAGGTACTAAAGTATCCCAATCTAAAGTTTGTTCAGATGTAGTTAATACTAATGGTGTAGAACTTCCAAATTCTGCTTGTGCTGTTGCTAAATTGGCAATATTTTGTTGATTAGCATCTATTTGAATTTGTTGGTCATCATCAATTTGTTGTATTTTAGCACTACTATATGTTTTATCTAGAGCTATATCACTATCGTCAATAATATTACCCTCTACTACTTCTTGTAGCTTCTCTGCTAAAGTTAGGGTTTCATCATAAGGCATTTCAGCAGTATTAATTTTTGTTATACTTACTGATTTACCACCTCTTTGTTGTGTAACAGTACCTACTCCAAAAAGTATATCTTCTTTACCTATGAGGTTTTTTTCTATTTCTATCATTATTGAAATCCTCCATTATAAGTTGTTCTACCTTTAGATGCAGTGAACTCTGATACTGCACCAGCTTTGGCCGTACTAAGTTTTTCGGTATACTCTTTTAAGTTATCTGCTCCTATAACTCGGTTTTGCTCATCCCTATCGTCTTTTAATGCAGTACCAACAATCCAATGAACTAATATATCATCCCAAATATCATCTAGAATTATCTCATTTTCTAAATCATCTATTGTATATTTATCTGGATTCTTAACATAATATATTTTCATAGTACCATTATTAACTATATCATTTGGTAAGTCTTGTAAAGTCTCTCCATAATATGTTATATCATATACTGTATCAATAGCTGTAATAATACCATAAGGTGAACTTATTACATTTGTTACTAATTTTTCTGGTCTTGGATATACTTTAAATACTCCTCTATCTGATTTATCATATATAATATGTTTAATCTTACTAGATGTGTCTAAATCCCAATCTATATTAAGATTATCTAAATCAGCATGAGTTTTAAAAGTTATACTTTTACTTTCAAAATCAACCCTAGTAATTTTAATAGCTAAATCAGATATATCATATTTTTGTTGACCTTCAACTAATAGTACATAAGTCTCAGCTTTTAATAATTCTGTATTATATACAATATTTCTAATACCATTATTTAATAAACTTAAAAGTCTTGCATTAGACCAACTTTTACCATCTGGGTCAGCTAACTTATATCTAGCATCTGTGAATATTTCACTTATTTTACTATGTCTAGCCATCTTTTATCCTTTTAATTACTTAAACAAAAAGTCATAAGATTATTCTTATGACTTTTTTATTAAACAATTAGTTTGTATATTCACCAGTAGTTTTTTCGTACTCAACATACTCAATTAATACTGTAATATTACCAGCTGCAATTGCACTTGCACCAACTTTAATTGTAACATCTGAAGGTACTAAATTTACATAAACACCTCCACTTACTTCAGCTGTAGCATCTGCTGCAAGCTCATCATAAGCTGTAGTAGAACCAACTAAAATATCAATTGTACCTGAAGTAGTAACTGCTTCATTCTCAATAACTCTAACTGAAGTAATAAGTGATTTACCAGGTAATTCACCAACAATTGAACCATCTGCTGCTAAGTCAGCAGCAGCTAGAGTAGCAACCATTAAAGTCACTCCTCTTTTTTGATTATTAATTCCAACTCTTTTTAAATCTTTAGCTGCCATCTTCTATCCTTAAATTTCAATATCTAAAGCAATAACACCATAATCGATATCAGCAACTTTAGCTTGTTTATAATCTGAGTTTTCTGCTTTTAAGTTACATTTTGCAACATCCATCCAAAACTCAACTGCTGATTCTGATTTTTTACCAAAATCTGTTTCTTCATATTTATAATCTGGTGATTTACCATTAGCTAACATTAATCCACCAGCACCTAAGATAAGAGCTCTTGATTTTAATGTACTAGCATAATCAAAACCTTCTTGACCAGTCCATGCATTATTAGTAACATCATATTGTCTCATACCTGATAATTCAATATCTGAAGAATCTAATCCCCATGATGCACCTGCATCAGTTTCACCCATAAATGAAGCTTCTTCTTGAATAAGTAATCTACCAATTTTACCAATAATACCAGTAAATGCTCTATTGTTATTACCTCTAACATCACCATTATAAACTAATGATTGGTAACCAGTAGAATTTTTTAACTTTCCTGCTAAAAATGCATCAACTTTTAAAATCCAAATAGGTTCACCATTAGCCATCATAAAAGGTTCTGGTGGTCTTCTTGTTCCACCTGTATTAAATCCAACACCTGTTCTAAGTGTAGTCTCAATATCAGTTAAAACACCAATATCAAAAGTAGTAGAATCTATAATATGAGTTGCAGCTTGTCCAAGGTTACCTTGAGCAGCATCAAATAATGCTTGATCTTTGAATCTTGTATATAAATCTGCAAGTCCACTTCTAGAGTGACTATGAGAGTTAATACTTAAATCTCCAATATTTACACCATCAAATTTATCACCATTATCAACAACTAATCTATAGTCAGTAACTGTTAATTTATCACTAAATTTTTTCTTTTGCTCACCTTTACCTTGAGCTGTAGTTTTACCTTTAATAGCTCTTTGGCTTAAGTTACCATCATAATCAAATACAACTGTATGACCAGCACCTGCACTAATATCATTCTCTTGATAAACAATAGAATTTTTGCTGTTTCCTGAAACTGCAGCCCAACTTGATTTAGAAGCGTTTTGAATTAACCCCTCTCTCATCCATTTTTTTCTAACTAAGTCAGAATTGTAATCTACAACACCTGTTGCCATGTTTTATCCTTTTAATAAACATCATTTTCATAACTTTTTTCTTGCTCTGCTGCACTAGCTCTAACTTCTGAGCTACCACCTGCACCGTTAAAATCTGGTTCTTTTTCACCAGGTTTACTACCAGCAACAACTTTTGGGATTGATAAATAATTATCAACCTCTACTAAATATTCTTCAAATGTTACTTCACCATTAGATAACTTCTCAGTAATTCGAAAAGGGACATCTTTTTTGATAGTATCAAATGTTATAGGAGTCTCTCTGTTTGCATTAAAGTCCGAAAGTAATACTTCACGTTTAGCCATCTCACTAGCCATCTCAGCTTTTGATAATATTTCTTTATTTTTTTGTTTATGCTCTTGGTCTAGCTTATCTAATCTAGCTTTCCATGCGTCCGGGTCTTCAAACTTTAGTGTATCAAGTTCCTCTTGAGTCTTAGCATCAATTATAAGAGGTGTTGTCTCTTTCTCAGCCTTCATTCGTGCAAGTTCTTGTTGACCTTTAGTATACGCTGCTTGCGTATCTCTGAATCTCTTCTGTGTCTTTTCTAATTCTACTTGCAAAGTCTCAAGAGTTACCTCAGGAGTAGCGGTAGCATCAGAATTATTTTGTTCTGTTGGAATACCATATTCATCCATAATTTAGTCCTTATAATTATTAAATGATATTTTAAATCATTTAATATATTATAACCAAAGTTTTATTAAACTAATATTAAACAGAATAACCTTTTTTCTTTACTCTACTAGTTGTATTTTTTTGTGGTTGTTGGTTACTATTGTTATTTCCATGCATTGCCATACCTAAACCTATAGCCATATACTTCAAACTATCTATATTATTACTAACCTGATCATGTTGAGGTATCTTAAGATAAACACCTATCATCTTATCGAACTTCCATCTATATGTTTGTATAGCAGTAATTAATCTCTCACATCTTTCATCTATCAAACAATTATTAATAAAATACCTAAGTGCTTGTATGTAATCCTCATGACTATGTCTCTTCAATAATACAGCAGGTACACCAAGACGTCTAAACATATCTATCCTTGTAACACCTGTACTAAAGTCTCTAACATTAGCATCATGTGGTAAGTATACTACTGTGATATTAAAACCAGAACGTCTCATAATATCTACATAAAACTCTAAACCTTCACCACTATTTTCATATTCAAATACTACCCTAGGTTTACTATTTGGTGGTTTTTGTACAAATGTAAGCACTGTTGTATCATTAACACCTAAATCATATGAAACTGATGTTGGATAATCTTTAAAAGCTAAATCTTTCTGTACTCTTCCCTCTTCAAATAATCGTTTATATTCTTGTCTTAATATAGTACCCTCTACTGATTGCTCAAATGCTTCTTCTGGTGTTGCGGGATATTCACGTTTAATATCTTCACCTAATTCTATTGACTTAGCAGCATACCACCATTTCTGTTGTTGTGTAAGTATTATATCTAGTTCTTTCTCTATCTTATCAAAATACTCTTGTATACTATCTGGTATCACTACTTCCATATTCATAGCACAGTCATTATCATAAACCCAACTAAGGAATATCGCCTGAAAATCTAGTGGAGTTAATGGTAGATTAGATAATGCTTTAGCATAAGCTATAAACCACATCTCAGCAAATAATCCCTCTTTACCCTCAGCTGTAGACTCAATAGTAATATGATTAGATACTGATACTGCCTGGAATGCTCCAGTCTTAAGTTCTTTAGCTTTCTCTGGATATTTCTTAGCTATCTTCCCTAACTCTGAAACATGTAATCTTTGTAGTGTATCCCCTCTAAAGTTACCTATCTTAAGAATTGAACCATTACTAAATGACATACCTTTACTATTGTTTGTTATTAGTGTAATCCCTAAAAGTGCTTTAATATCTGGGTCAAATTCATCCCACATTAATAATGCTCTTCTTGCAAGCTTCTCAGCCTCATCCTGCCCAATAGATTGAATACCAGCTTCAATACCATCATCAAATAAACAATCATCTAGTTCAGATGCTAGATAGTATGTACTAATTCCTTGCTGCCGCGACTTAAGAATAATCTTACGATTATGTTTAAACTTATATGTAAGTTTAGTCTGAGCATCATTAAGCTTCATAGTAACAACTCTACCATCCTTATTCTTAATCTTATACAGATTATTAAGTCTCCAAGCCTTATTACTAAGTTTTGTTTTTACGAATTCTTCCTGCTCTGGTGTTAAATTTTTAGTCTGCATATTTACTCATTATATTATTAATTTGTATCTGAATTTGTGGAGTCTCATTCTCAGGTTTCTTATCACTTATACTCTGCTCTAATTTATCAACTATAGATACTATATCTTTAAACTCCTTAACCTCCCCATACTCTGCATCATTATCCATCCATCTTAAACATTCTGCCATCGCTTTAGTTTTAAACGAATTTATATCATCACGTAATTTATCCACTTCACTATTAGTATTTGAATCTGGCTCAATACCTAATGGTTCTGTAATAGTTTGTATGTCTGTTACTATAGTTTCTTCTGCTTCAACCTCTGGTAGGTTCTCTTTCTCCCATTTAGTGTAACCTTTTAAATCTTTTGTACTAATATTATACTTCTCACATAGTTCTAGTATGGTAATATCTGTCGTTTGATATTCGATTTGGTATGATAGGAGTAATGTGTTTGAAAGTGCCATTTGAATTCCTTGTTTTCTCTTATTATATCTTGATTTATATTAGAGTTTGCTTAAGGGGGATTCTTTGTAAATTAATTGAATTGTGATGTATTATCTAAAATTTTATTAGATTCTATGGGATGTGATTAAATTGTGATGAATGTTTGAAAACTGTATAATAAATTTTATTAGATTCTATGAGATGTAATTGAGTTGTGATGAATGTTTGAAAACTGTACCCGTAAATTTGAGCAACCATTGTTAAAAGAATAAAAAGAGGATTGTCTATAGGGGGGTATTGAATATCATTATCAAGTAACAAAAATATTATTATTTAAGCTACTTTTAATATAAATTATGCTATTTATAAGCAAATAATAATGATTATCACCATAAAGTTTTAAATTTATATATTATTTAAGCTACTTTTAATATAAATTATGTTATTTAAAGACACTTGATATTAATTATCATTATTATTTGTATATAATATATTAAAATAACCCCATACTCGCGAAATATGGGCTTTTAAAATTTATTAATATAATAATAAGCCTAAATATATAAAAGCCCATATATCTCAAGTATGAGCCATTTAGGATATATTATATAAATTTTTATATATATAATTTATATATTTTTATATAATTTAAAAAAGGATTTTTTATGGAAGGTATTTTATTTTTAACTATAGCAG